CACTGGCGAACAGCGGCGCGTCTGCAGAAATCTTTCCGCGGGCATTCAGATACTCCATAATTGCGGAATATACTTCCGGTGTCAGCTTGTTAAGATATTTGCCCGGCCAGACACTCAAGCCGACATCCACCCAGGATTTATTGAGCAAGTCCCTTTTGATCCCGACCATGTTGTTTTCCAGGACAAGCCCTTTGACTCCGGCATTGTCCCAATATGACGGGATTGCATAGCCCAATTCCTTGCACGCTTGGGCAATCAAAACAGACGGAAGATAGAAGCCGTAGCGTTTGCAGGCTTTCTGCGCTGCAGGCGCTACAGCTTCAATGAATTCCTTTTCGGTTGAACAAATCTTCATGATCATTCCTCCCAAATAAAAGCTGGGATCCCTTTCCCAGCCAGTTTTCTTGCCATCTTCTCTGCATTTTCCTTCCCGGCATAATAACCGACATGTACTTTATACTTGCCGTCTTCTTCTTTAATTAAAGCTTTGAGCTTATGCCGCTCTAAAATCTGCGCCTGCTCATTTGCCATGTGCTGGCTATAATATGCCCCGGCCTGCACACGGTAATGCCTGCGGTCCTTGATTCGGATGATATAACCGACTTTGTTATTTTTGCATGACAGGGTTCCTATCCACTTCTTGTAAACCGCACCTTCTCCGGAACCTTTGCAATACGCATGACCGGAATCGAAAGATTTCCCATTTCCGAAATAAGCGTTTGTATGAG